GAACTCTGACATGCCTAGCAACCCTCAGCTTAAATTGTCCCATATGATTGCTTAGATTATCTGCTATCGGATGCTTGTCCAACTTTCGGGGTTCACTTCACTTCAGCGGCATAGCCCTGAAGGTATTGGATCACTTGATAGTTGTGCTGGTTGGCTGCAATATTAAGAACTCATAGCTCAACTACTGAAATTTTCTAAGGACTGTTAGCATTTTGTGCTCTATTGTTAGGGTATCCTTTCAACAGAGTGAAAACCTATGGAATGGAAAGTTGTAGACAGAATCTTTTCAACGGCAGAAAACCTGCAAATTTTAAAAGTGACTGCACCAGGAAATCTGAAGTTCTCAATCTGGGTTAAATCTAATCTTGAAGTGCCACTTGGTTGCATGCTAACGCCTGTGATCGATGGATATATTGCCAACCATGACAAAGGCCATTTTGTTGCTATCCAAAAAGTTGTGCAATTTAGCACCAATCATTGGGAGAGCCTTAAATCAGCCCAACAACCAACCCAGTCGGTCAATGAGGATGAGGTTGTTATCCAGGAAGTTTCTTCAGAGAATTAAGGTTTGCATTGTTTTGCAACTTGCTCGATATAGCCTTGGAGATATTCAATCACTTCGTTGTCTTTGATGGCGCTGGCTCGGAGATCGAGAACAGCCCGTCCACCAGCGCCAGAGAGTTCGACTTGTGCTGCATCGCCCACTCCGCAGGTGCCGGAAGTTGTGTCCCGGATGAGCTGGCTGGTGGCAAGGTTTGCTGTCGCGATGCGCACCCGGCGAGTGCCGTCAGCAACATCAGCACGCAACCGGTCATTTTTGGCCTGTTCATCGGCTAATTCCTTCGTGTGTTTGGCATCCAGAGCTGCCAGCGCGGTTTGTGCCGCTTCGGAGCGTTTCTTCTGGTTGGTCAGGTCAATCACTGCCTGATCACTGAATTTCTTCAGCTCTGCGGTGTGGGTCGCTTTCAGCTTTGACACGTCGGCGTCCCAGCGTATTCCTTCAATCCACCAGGTGAGCGCAGCGCCAGCCACGAAGGCCAGCACAATCGATAAATTGTTATTCATCCAGCCCCCAGCACGTCAGTTCGCTTTCCTGATCACGCCTGATGACCTGGCCTGCGCAGTTGTTCAAACGAATTCGGCAATCTTTCCCGCCATCCCAGATCCAGCGTTTAATCTCTACGCATGCTCCGAGGCGATCACCAGCATTTATTTTGCGGTAAAACGTCGACGAGAAGCATTTCCCCGGTCCGATGTTCCACGGGCAAAAGGAAGCGATACCGACTTTCTGGGGAGGAGTAAGTGGAACGTGAATGTTTTTATCAACCCACGCCAGCGCCTTGGCTTGCTCTGCTTTGTCGATAACATCGCACTGCGCCCGAGTTAGTTTCATGCCCTTGAGTACAGGCTTTCCATTCACATAAGTCACGCCGCCGCAGATAGTCCAGATGCCGCCCTTATCCGCATAAGCAATCAGACTGGTGCCCTCTTTCTCATTTTGAAACTGGCTCATCAGAGTCGGTGCAGAAGCGCCAGCAGCGATCAGTGCCAACATTGCTGCACTGAGTTTCGTTTTAAAATTTGCCACCTCAGACCTCGCTGGTTTTCTGCGCGAGCTCGTTAACAACCTGGGCGGTTGCTGATGGATTCTTGGCATCCACCTTGTCGGCGATTTCTTGAAGGATTCGGGTACGCTTCATCTGTTCGCGACGATTCAGGAAATACGTCAAAGCAGTAAAGAGCGCCCCAATCAGCACGCCAGCGATAAAGCCCCAATCCTGAAGGGATAAGCTTGCAAAGAAGGCCGTAATTCCAGCACCACCATATGTAGCGTTACTGTATTTTTCGTCCATTTTCATAGTCTCCCCCTCCGGTTTGCCGGTTGGGTGCGCAGTCAAGATGTAGGAAGAAATTAGCGGCTCAGTCACTTTGCGAAAATTGAATGGTTAGCTGATTGACTGGCCGCTAAAAGCGGAAAAGGCCACCTATATGCAGCCCTTAATTTTACTTAAAAATTATTTAACTATTGACCATTAAAGATGTATGTTT